CTTCGGCTTCTACATCAAATTCAAAATGCCAACCATCAGTTTTTTTAGTGGGCGGTATAACATTCATGGGCTGTGTTCGCAGGCTCATTATTTGCAGTAAACTTTCCCAGTTGCGTTGCTGATTGCGGCTGCGGTTCCATTGTTCGGGCGTGTGAATCACCAGGCCTGTCTTTGTGGTAAATGGTAACTGCTGTGGTCGGAGATGTCCTGTGACACCAGTGAAGGTACAGTCAAAAAGAGTGCGGCACAAGACTTTCATTATGTGCATATTTAACGCCAAAAAGAAACCCTGGATTTTTTACGTCCAGGGTTGATTCAGAACTAAACTGATTACAGGTTAGTGAATGTTGCACTAGCTGAAACGTTGGCAGTTGGAATACCAATGTTCAAGCCGCCTGTGGCGTTGGCTGTTTGAGCAGCAGCAACCAATTGAGTAGTTGTGTAACCACCAGCTGGGTACAATGCCAAGTTGATAGTACCGGCTGTGGCACCTGCTTGATAGAAAGCAACGGTACTGCCAGGCACGCCGCCAGTTACACCGCCACCTGATTGAACTGCTTGCAACACATTGTTCAAGTAACCGTTGACGTTACCAGCATTGGTAAGTGCAGCGTTTGCTGTGAGTGTGAAGAATTGCAGTTGTGGGCCAGACAACATCACTGGGCCTTGGGCCGCAACGTTTGCTGTTCCAGAGATTGAACCGTTGGCCACGTCCAGTGCAAATACTGGTTGTGTGGTTCCGTTTGTTTTTGTAAACTGTGCCATGATAAATTTCCTTTAAAGTTAAGTGGTCTCAGTGGACCTGCTTTTATTTATACAATCGGTAAAAATTACCCCTGTTGAGGATTATTTTGTGCCGCATTTCTTGCTGTAAAGTCAAATCTATTTACTGCTTTGGCATAGCCTGCATCAGTGGCCATAACCCAACCTTCGTGTCCAGGATCTTTCAGATCCAGCTGGCGCAGGATGTCCAGCTTCAAATCATGCAACAGCAAGAACAGTGTAAATGCTGCCGACAGCGCACCTGTATTGCTGGCTGGGCTGTTCAAATACTCCACAATGTTGGCAAATTTCTTGGGTGTGACTTTGGTCTGCAACCAATCACCAAATCCAGGCAACAAGTTATCAAAGTCGCCACTGGTTTTGATTCTGTAATTGATGTAATCCACGCACAGTTTTGCTAGGTCTGTGATCTGCTGTGCTCGTAGTTCTGCAGGGTTGAACAGTGTGGCAATGGCGCGGCCATCCACACTGTTGGCCACAGATTTGATTTGTTTGATCAAGCCAGCATCAGGCACAATTTCTTTACCGCCAATGGGCTCGATCAACAACAAACCAGGTACCTCATTGAAACGCACACCACTGAGTGGCTGTCGCGAATCGCCTGCATCTGCATACATTGAATGCATGGCTATGCCTGTGCTACTGTTGCCAATACGCTGGCCCAGTGCTGTTTTTGCTGGGATTTTGTATTGCACAGTATTGGGTTTGAACACATAATTTCCAGCTTCTAGTGGTGGTGTCGACATGTACAACAAATCACCTTTGACGTAGCCCCGGAAGTTGCGTGGAGTGGCTGCTTCTAACATGGGCCACAGTGTAGCATACAGTTGTATTAATTCATCTCTAGCGCCAGAACGTGTGCGTTGTATGTCAGCCATCATTCGGGGCGATGTTGCCAGTCCGTCGTAGCCTTTGGCTTCAAATCCTGATCCGTCTGTAAGCACAAACTCACCAGTTTGGGGTTTGCGTCCAAATATCACAGCTGGTTTGCCGTCCCATTTGACCGTGGTAGTTTTGGTGGGTGCATCAGCAGCCGCTTGTACAATCTGCAGTGCCTTTGTGACACCTGGCAGGCCATTGCGAAATACATAATCTTCCAAGTGTTCAATGCCTTTGGCTTTGCCACCAACACCAGCTTCTTCTGCTTCGTAGATTTGATATGGATTAGCACTCTCACGTTCTACCAAGGGTTGCATGCCTTGATTTACAATTCTATCACGCAGTCGTGCCAAGAAATAAGTGTCTGTATCTTCTGTCACAGCATCAGGCTGTTGCAGGCCTTCTTTGTTCAAGTAATCGCGAAAATCTTTGACCTTGACTTCTTTGTCTTTGTCCTTGGTCAATGCAGCAAAAATGCTTTCTACGTTTTTCAAATTCTCTTTAGTGGCTCGTGGTCCTAATAAGGCCTTGGCCACATAGTCGGGATTCATGCCACCATCTAACAGTTGATTTGTGGTGCGGCTGAACATGCCATTGGCGCCTACTTTGAGTCCCAGTTGTTTGGCAATGCTGCTCATCAACACATTGCGGTTCATGCCTTTGTACGCAGAGTCTTCACCACCTGAGTAAAAAAATGTGCCCCAGTCCAGGTTGGGAAAGAACATGAAGTCTGTTTGCACATAACCCAATTCAGGGCGTCCTTGAATGGGTGTGCGCAAGTGAACTTCTCCGCCTTTTTTGATCCACTCTGCAGGCGGCAGTTTGTGACTCACAACCCACTGCATGATTTTTGCTGCCAATTGATCTTTGGAGATTTTGTTGGTGTCTACTGCAAGATCCATGTCACCTGACGTGGGTGCTTTGCCTGTTGACCCTAGCCAACGATCACGGGGAAATTCTAGGCCAGTGAGTTGTTCAAGCCAGGCTACAGTTGCAGGCACATCGCTTTGGTTGATGCGGCCTGTAAGCGGCTGCCCCTCAGCATCTTTGAATACATTACCGCCTTCTAACAGTGTGCGTAGACTTTTCATTTAGATCTCTTGTTTGTTGATTCGGCTGTGACTGGAGCAGGTGCTGGTGCTGTTCGTCGTAACGTGTCCTGTGGTGTAATTCCCAAGGCCTGTAATTGCTCAGGAGTAACGCCTGCTTGCTGTGCATTTCTTTGGATTTGAGCCAGTGCCTGTGGATTGGATGCAAGCATTCGAGACAGCGCAGATGGTTCTGACAGAGACTGACTACTACCGCTGTAATAATCGCGTTCTCTAAATTTGCGTTGTACGCCAGCAGAATACAGCAATCGAGTTAGATTGAGCCAGTTGTCTCTGGCTTTTGCGCCAGATTGTTGTGCCGGATCAGCATTGAGTACGGCTGCAATGGCAGCATCAATGCTTTGAACTGTTTTCAATGCCACTTCTCTGGCACGACCACCATGTTCTTCAGGGTTCACTTCTCTGGGCAAGTTTTTGTAATTGTAAACACCATAGGCTTGGTTAATGGGTTTGAGCTGTACCATCAAGGCATTTTTCAACTGTGCTGGGTCAACTTCATCCATGCTTTGTGCACCGGCTTTTTTGATTATGTCAGCCACACTGGCCTGCCACATTTTGTATTGTTGAGCAGCCTGTTGAGTGATTGCTGGCATGGCTGCTTGAACAGCAGCATCCATTCTGTTGGCTATAGATTCGCGACTTTTACCAAAAAGTCCTACGGCATCAGGATCTGGTGCTAAATCTGCGCCAGTTCTGGCACCCAAGGCCTTGAGTGGGGCATTGGTAAGCGCATTGCCCAGTGCACCAGCAAAGCCAGTGCCAATAGCTGCACCTCTGGCCAAAGCCGGCGATACTGCTGCTTTGACATTTTGTTTTGTGGCGCCATAGTCAAATTCATTCACTGGCTGACGTTGTGTGATTTCAAAGATCTGCATGAGTTCTCCTGACTGATCGTTCAAATTTGCCAGTGTCTCTATGACGGATAGCATTGAGCAATTTGCGTTGCAAATTCTCTGCTTGATCAGCAGGGTATTCTGCTTCAATTTGTTCCAGCAATCTAATGGCTGATTCTATGATGTTGCTGGCGCGAGTTTCAATCACCAGTCGGCGATCTCGCTCCACATACAAGTTATCTAGTTCTTCCAAGATGCTGCGTGTTTTCTTTTGCATTTGTTCACGGGCCTTTGGATTATTTAGCGGAAATGCAGTTGCAATAAATATCTGATACAAGGAAACAGTATGACTAGCCAGATCAACCCCGCTGATATCGACGGTAATTACCCCATTGCAGGTGTGAGCAACAACACCCAGGGCATGCGTGACAACTTCACCAATACTCGAACAAATTTTCAATATGCGTCAGATGAAATAACTGACTTGCAAAACAAGGCTGTACTCAAGGCCGCGCTGTCGGGCACTACGCTGGACAATAATCTTGGCAACAACGTGGTGTACAATGCCCTGGTCAAAGGCATTTCAGGCACAGTTGTGGCCATTGCCAACACTTCGGGCACAATCACAATAGATTGCAGTGCTGGACCCTATCAAA